CCATATGATGAAGATTTAGTAACATATTATTATACCGGCACATCTAAAACTATTGTTTATCCTGCGAGTTACCAATTTGGAATGGATATTCAAGGTACAAACTTATCAAATAGAAAAAATGTAATAACTTCTTTTGATAGTGGTTTAAATGGTGCATGTGGAAGTAGATTATGTCCTGTTTATTTTTCGTTCGATCAGGATAATGACAACAGAATTTACCCATTACAAACTTGGTGGGAAGGTGAATCATATGAAAGACAAACTCACGATGGTTGGTCACAATTTACAAATGGCGTTTTCACAATAGTACCGGGTGCACAAACAAATAAAAGATTATGGGATATATTGAAAGAATATAGAAGAAGAAAAAGAGTTGGTACATTATTTTGTGGTGGAATAGTAAATTATTCATTTGTTTACAATTGGTTGTCAGGATCATTATATTTTCCACAATTCAAAGCCAAAAAAGGAAAATCATGTACAAGTGTAACAAGATATGTATCAAGTCAAAATAAATACTATTATAAATCGGCACTTTATTATAATGAGACAAGTTGGGGTGTGTTAAAAAGTGGTGGTGGTAGTAGAGTTTTAGGAAGACCAACAACATTAGTGGATCTCGGACCAAGAGATGAATTTATAAAAGAAATATGTATTGACAAATCTTTAGATCCGAACTGTTCAGTTGTTCGTTCAATAGGACCATCCTCTTTTCAAAGTTTTGGTGAGCTATTAGGTTTAGCAATAAACTATAGAATGGATGTTAGTAATAATACATTTAGTGTTAAAGATTTCTTTAATAACGGTGGATTCTCATTTACAAACAATGTTCTTGACGGAGATATATTACAATTAATATCAATGAACAATGAAGCAGGTATGGAAGAGTTTGACTTACAAAATCCTAAGTATCTTGGATATTCATATCAGGTATTAGATCCGGATAATCCAAATCTTTCACATATATTCAAAGCGGGTACATCAGTATACGGACCATTACCAATTACACTTTATTTTGATGTTGACGGAGAAAGAGTTAGAGCGTGTCTTAATGAGGGTACACACATTGATTATAGTGGAAATGTTGTCCAAGGAAGATTAACAGAATCATCACAAAAAGTTCCATTCTTTTTATGGGATAAAAAAGGTGAAAAATTTGGTCCATATGATACCACAACACTCGATGACCAATCATGGGATTTTAGTAATAATGGATTACAAGTCCAACCACTACAAGGTATGAAATATGGTTATACATACACTGGTGGAACTAATGACTCATCTGATCAATATTTGTTATTACCAATGACATATAATTTTAGTGGTATAACTTTAACATCAGGATTTAATACAGGATTCGATTTTGAATTTGATGAAATATCAACAGCAAGTGATCGTTCAAGTTTTGATAGAGAATATCCTGGATTTACCTTTTTACATGTAACAAGCGGTACTGTGGATAATCCAATTTCCGGTACTATGTATACAAGAGTAGGACCTGTTGGTTATAGTACATCATCTCCATATACAATTACAAATGGTTGGGCAAGTTTAGTGTGGGATAATACAAAAGATTTTATTATAAGACCAACATTAGATTATTATAGTGGGTCAAATAAACAAATATTATCTACACCATTTATGTTCTACTTTGGATTAAGAAATGGTAAAACAGGAGTAGATAAATTCATTCAATTATTTGGCGACAAAGGAGCGTTTACATCTGCAGAATAATGGAAAAGAAACAAATTATATTACCATCAAAAAAATATTATAAGGCACCCGATGAAGATTTAACAATTAAAATCGGTTTAGATAATAATGAAACACTACTTAGAGAAGGTGAAAGAGATATTGTTTTAGATATCAATCAATTATTTAACGTAGAAAGAAACGAATGTAAAAAATATAAAATACATGGTAAATTAAAAATGATTTTCAGAAATATATATTCTGGATCAACAGCATATGACCCAATTTTAAAAAATTTATATTTGGTTTCTGATGATGATAAAAATGATGGGTATATTCCGTATAATGAATTTGCCTTTTTAAGAGATGACGTACTTAGAGAATCGATAAACCCATCAAGTGTTAGTGGATCTACGATAGGAACATATAATCCTACTTTTAGTGTTGTTGGATATACTGGACACACATCCATCACACCTATACAGGCGCCTTACAAAAATTGGAATTTATATTTGAGTTATGTATACGGACAAGATTCAACATATCCAATGAAATATACCTTTTCTGGTGGAACAACATATAGTTTTACGTCAGCTGATGGTATACCATTTAGAGTTACACAAGAAGGAAATTTTTATGTGTTAACATCACCTGTAAAACATGGAATGAGTCAAGGTGAATATATTGTTATTTCAGGTGGAACACTTAATAGTAGTGTAAATGTGACAGGAAGAACTTTTTCTATAAATGAAATTGGAAATGAGATTTTTAATTCCGAAGAATATGTTGTAAAGTTATTAAAAAGTCAATTTAAAACTGGATATACATTATCAGGTGTAACATTTGTTTTGGGTAAAAGATGTTTAAATGATAGAGACATAACAGGAACAACATCACAATATTATGTACATAAACATAAAACTGTTACAACTGCCGATGATTATATATTAGATAAGGCGGGTTTCGAAAGTCCAATATGGGAAAACGAAAGAAAAATAATTTTTGAAAACGCATTACAAGAAAATGATGTAATAGTAGAAAGAAACAGAATGGAATCATTAATATATGATTTTAAAAAACCATTTGTTTTAACGGGTATAACAAATAATTTAAATTACACACCTACAGATGTTTATCTAACGGTTATTTTTAGAAATGCAAATGGTTACTTTAATTATCCACCAAAGATAGGATATAGATTTAATTTTCATGATAGTTGGATTGATAATCATTTTAGTGGGTCAACAACATTAGAAACTTCAATTTCAGGTCAAACATTTACCGGCAACACAAGTGGTTTTACATTTACAGGTGGCACTGCATTACCAACAGGAACAACATTAACAGGTGCGTATGTTGAATACAATAGAAAAGAATTTAAAGAAAGAATAATTAGTGAGGCTTATCATAAAATTACACATAGAAAATTAGTTGGGGGAATTACGTTATTTAACCATGGACAAGATTCACCAACATATTATTCAGGTGCATCAGAAAATAATTTAGTCGGATTATTTTATCAACCACATCACAGAATTAAACTAAGAGAATTATCACCGTTTGTTGAAACAGCAAATACTCGTGATATTTTGAATTTACCTGAGAACACGATATTCGATGATAAAGATAGACTATGGAAATGGAGAGATGTTTATGATCATGGATTCATTGATCAAGAAGGAAATGGTACCGACTTCCCATATTTAAATGACCAACATTATGTAATGAAAGACATAAATTTTAATTTACAAAATGAGTTATTATTTAATAATAAACAAAATGGAATAAACAGTTTCAATAGATATAAAAAAGGAAGATTTAAATGTTAAATGCAGATACTTAGAAAAAATATCGACCAAAAAATTTTAATAAACGGAGAACAGGATTTCAAATTAGATCTTGGATGGCAGGATAATATGGCAGAATTTGAAAATGAAGTTTTAAGAGACATCATAAATCCTGCCGAAAATTTAGAGACTGTTCGTTTTATTCATAATACATATACATCAAGCAGTACAGGTGTAGAACAAACTGATATATGGTTTAACTTTTATTTTATTGATGCTGCAAGTGGTTACACAAACGGATTAGATTATAGTTTAGTAGATATAACACTAAATGAAAATATAAAAATGTTAAAACAATCAACAGAAAGTTTTTTCAGATTAGAATTTTACAAAACACCTGGTACCGTAGTTAATAATGTTTTAACATGTGAAAAACCAAATAGAACAAATAGAAGATTAGTTTTTGCTAAAAACTTGGCACTTCCATTAGGAGAAAAATATTTTTACACCGGAGAAGATTTATATGATTACTTATTTGTTCCTGTTTTTATGGGATCAAATTATAGAAATAAAGAAAATATGTATTTCTTTTGGTTTGATGATGAAACGGTTTTAGAAGAAACTAATTTAAGCGGTAGCACAACTGGTAATACATTTTTCATGAGTGCTAAATTTTTTAATGCGAAAGATGCAAGTATTTTAGATTTTACAACTACAGGATTAACTGCGAGTCAACAAGTGGTTGAATTTAGAGACATGTATTATCAAGTCGACATTAATAAAGTTAATAAAACATACGAAGTATATCGATATGATGGTACAAAATTAACAAGAATTGGAAAGAGAGGTGACCCAATAAAATTTTATGAAAGAAGAGGTTAATGAAAAAAAATAGATACCATATTGTAAAAAAAGTTATTCATGATGTTAATTTATATTCATTAACAGAAAAATATTGGATAGACGCACTTAAAAATCTTGTTAGTTGGACAGGACAAACCGGATTAGAACCAAGTGTTGGAACAATAGTTAAGAATGTAACGGGGAGTTTACCAACAGGTTACTATCAATGGAGTGGTACACAATGGAACACATATACCGGTAAAACACAGAATGATTATGAAATTTTATTACCATTAGAAAGTACTGTTGATGAAATGGGTGTTATGGTTGGGTTTGATGGTGATATACAACAAGTAGATCAAATTGTTAATTTTAGCTATACTCAGAACAATAATATTCTAACTATATACGGAACAACTAACCCTGAGAAATTAAGAACAATTGTAGAACAGACATTTACAATTGATTGGGGCGACGGAACAACGTCATCAAATTTTCCAATAAACCAGGGTGTACTCGGAACAAATTTACCAAGTACATCTCACACATATACATACTCAACCACCACGGGGTTTACGGTCTCAATTTCACTGAACACTCCTTGGACACAACAAAAAGTTAGTAAGTATGTAACATTCCCTAAGTTCGACGGAACAATTCAAAATCCTTTGGGAACATTTTCAGGGTTTACTATTCCATATACAACAGGAACAACAGGATCTCAAAATTATTTAAACAATTTAGATTATACAAATAATACGGGGTCAACGGCGTTTACATATATGTCTTTCGGAAAGAGTAGATTAAATGAGTTGAAAAAATATGGAGGAACGGGATATACCCAAGTTCTAACTTCAGGTAGTATTACAGGATCAACAGGTGTGGTCAAATATACAGGATATACAATAGATAATTTAATATATAGAGACTATTCTGATGGGTACACAATGATTACAGGTCACACATCAGGATTTACAAGAGAGGACGTTGTTAATTACGCAATAACAAGAAATGAACATTTTATCGGATTTGTTGAAGACCCAACGGTATACTCAGACATTTTTGTTGAAAGAGGAAAACAAGGTGTTATGGAGAAAAATTTCAGATTAGGTGAAATAGACAATGTTGGTGAATTAGATATATACGGAAATGGATATTTTAAAATTAAAAAACAATAAAAATTATATTTATTAATAAAAGTTTATGGCAGTAGGAAGTTATGGTATAATAAGACCCGCAGACGTATCACCAGCTGATGTAGAAATTATATATCACTATGCATCTGGTAGAACCGCGAATTCTACGGTACAATATAAAAAATTAACACCACAAGACGTTCTAACCCCTGTTTATCATAATGGTGTAACAGGAGGACAATCAAATGTTGAAATTTTAGGTGGTTTATATAATTTAAAGTTATCTGCAACGGATTTTTCTGAATTAGGAGTTTATACTTTATATATTAGACCAAAACAAATTAGAACCAAAATAACAGATTGTGGTATTTTAGCGTCATTACCATCGGTTAGAGGTTTAATTATTAACATAGCAGACGTTCCTACTGAAGATAGAAATAAATTCGTACCGAGTGGTTTAGTTGGTTACAGAGTTGAATATATAAATTCGACGGATAATAAAAAGATACCAAACTTTTATAGAGTAGTAACATCTTCTTTTTATTGTACACCTGTTACAACAAATCTAAATGGTACCACACAAAAGGCGATCAGATATCAATATAGTGAAAGTGCCACCAATCAAATGTTTTTGACACTTACACCATCGTCCGCACCATCAAGTAAACCAAATACTGTACCATTTATAGGGTCACCAAGTCAAAAGATTATTTTGACAAATACTTTTTTAAATCCAACAACAATAGAAATAGAAATGGTTGAACATGATGCAAGTACACTTGCAAATGCGTTGTACGGTAATCAAAGTAAGGCAATTACTCCTGGTATTTATACAATTTACGATCAAAATAATAATATATACAAGCAATATAACTTGTATGAAATTAAAGATGAACTTGATGAGACATTATATGAGATTAGAGAAGAGAGAACTGATATAGATGAAACATTAGGTTTTGATACAATTACCGAAGTATAATGGCAAGAAGAAAAGTTCCAAGTAGTGCGGCAAGTGGTGCGGATACATTCAGCGATAACCTCGTTGGTAATCAAATTACCAATGGTAGTAGTCAATTAACTAATTCGAACTTTGATTTAGACACATCTACACCTGAAAAAGAATCTAAACAATTTAGAACAAATCCCTTTTCAGAATATTTTAACTTAGAGAAGTTAAAAGTTGATCCAACAAATATTCCTGTAACTACTGAACAAAGTATCTCACAAAAGAAAAAATCAATAAGATTTAGAACTTCTAAAAATGATACGGGAAAATCTTTATACGGTTCCTTAAAAAGTAGAATTAGGGTATCAATAGAACAAATAATCAAAAAATTTCCTGCTGCTTTATATGTTGATAAAGATAGTCCTGTTACAATTAGCGGACTTACAGCGTTTCAAGCTTCATATGACGTACCAACAAAAACAACACAATTCAAAATTGAGGTTGGGATGTTATATAACGTTTTTGATATTAAGTTAACAAAACCTGTGGCGGCAAATGCGAAAGGAAGTGAAAATCCTTTGAGAGATTTATACTCATCGTACAAAAAATATGTGATTGAAATAAGTGGAAAAACTTATAATGTCGTCAATTATAGTCAACCTAATAGTCAAAACGTAATTACATTAAAGGTAAATGGAAATCCTTTCAATAATGCATCTTCGTTTAGTGACAGTTTTATAATAAGACCAAACGATGCGGTAAAAGAAGAATTTTTTCTATCATTAGATGATGTACAAGAATGTTTATTGAACAGAGACGGTTTCCCAAAGTACACAAGTAAATTTAAAGTACCGAGAGATAGTTTTGATCAATCAAAGACAAGTATAGTAACCGTTGAATTTTCTTGGCCAATGTCTAAAGATGGATGGAATATTCAAATCGTTGGTTTAGACTTTGATCAATACTTAACTAATGTATCTGATATAGCAGATGAAATAGATGATTATAAATCTAATATCGTAACAAGATTTTTGGTTGCACCACAGTTATTTGAATTTGACACACCAGATCAAAAAGCGGAATCAATATTTCAATTATACGGACAAAGTTTCGATAACATAAAAAAGTTTATTGATAACATTGCTTACATGAGAAATGTGAGTTATGATGGAATTAATAATTTACCCGATGTATTATTAAAAAATTTATCAACAACATTAGGGTTAGATACAATTAATCTTTTTGATGAAACAGATTTAGATGAACTTTTGTATACTCAAACCTCCACTCAATATTCAGGTTTAACTTTCGGTACATCAATTATAGATGCCGAGTACGAGTTTTATAGAAGAATGTTAATAAATCTCGCTTACATTTATAAATCAAAAGGAACACAGAAATCTTTAAATTTCTTTTTAAAATTTATTGGTGCGGCCGAACCAATGATGAAATTGGAACAGTATGCATATAAAATTAAATCATTTCCAAAATCAAATAATTTAGAAAAAGATATTTTTGATGTTATAAATGGTGTTAAAACAACAAACTCGGCAACACTTAATACGAATACGTTCTCCTATAATACATCAACTGTAACAGGATCAACAAATTTAGATAGAGA